CAACTGTTTTATGTTGTGATGAAAAATAGTTTGATTACCAATATACAAAGCAACATGATTTAGCTTTTCTTCTGCCCCTTCCATTAACAAAACATCATTCTCTTGTATATCGTCTTTGTCAACTTCTTTAAATCCAGATCCTGTTAATACTTTTTCAAAATATGGATTATTTGCAAACGATTTAAGGCTTTTAGGTCTAGGCCAAAACTTTAATTTTATTTGTTTTTTTTCTAAAAAATAGTCTGTAATTAGTGACCAGCAATCATGCTTTCCCCAAATCCAAGTCCTCCCAAAAAGACCTGACTTGTATCCGTTTGGTTTAAAAGTATGCCAATCTTTATGCTCAACACTGTAGATATGAAAAGGTAAAGCCAAATGTTCACAAGATGCTTTATCAGCATCAGATGGTAACGCAGAACCATAAGTATGAGAGTGAATTATACCAATAAGCTCTCCTTGATCCTCACATTCAGCCCATGAGTCAGGACACATTACAAAATATTCATCAGGGGATTCTGATAGATTTTCACAAGGCCAGAAAGTTTCTTTCCCTTTAATAATCGCCAACAAACCACAAGACTCTTTTGGAAGGCACTCAACAGCATATTCAGCAGCTTTATCTTTCCAACTCATGTAAAAGTACCAACAGATGGAAAATCTTTTCTTGTTACCTGTCGTTTTGGCGCACGTATATTTTCAAGGTCAAGGGCAGAAACACATTCAAACTGCACAACATCTCTATTTTCTACAACTTTTTTATCAATAAAATAAATTTCTTGAGGTAGTTCTGTGGTGCTTGATGGTGTTCCAAATGGATTCTGATTTGATGGAAAGTTTGCAGCGTCAAGAAACTGAGCCATTGTCCTATGACGAATTAATTTGGCTCCCTGTAAATCGTTAAATGGTGTTGTGGCATTTGCTGTTGCCATCAATGCCGTTATAGTTCCCAGAACATTAGAAACTGTTAGAGTTGGTCTAGGTAAAGTCCCACGACCTACATACTCGAAACCCTCTGCTATAACTGGAAACTTTGTATATGTGTTTCCTTGCCAGATAATATTTGAATTACTGTTCATACCTACCCCAGAATGAAACCTTGTAACATCAGTTGATCCATGCAGAGCAGAAACTAAGGTAATTGAATAAAGTTCAATAATTGATTTATTAGACAATGATTGCAGTTCTGCTGTAGGTATTGCCATTAGGGTTCAAAGACTTCTCTAAAAGTACAGTTTAAAGTTGCTCTGTTGTTATAAGGTATTGATTTAGTCCAAGATTGACAAACATATTTACCAGCACCAGATAAAGTCACAGTGACATTACCGCTATTTGTAGCAGACGAGGCTGCTGTGACAGTAAAGGTGTTTACATCTGCTGTGGTTGCTATAGCAAAATCTCCGTCAGTTGCAGAACCAGAGGTGTAATCAATAGTTACAACATCACCGATAGCAAGACCATGATTAGAAATTGTTATTGTGACAGTAGTGCCTGATTGTGAATAAGTCCCTGTCTGTGTGCTTCCTTCTGCTGGTGGGGTAAATGTAAAGCTTGCCTGATCGTTTACTCTACTTCTTAAAAAACCTTCTATTACATCAGCTTCAGTTTCAGATACATTGAAAGTCAAATCATATACTTTTGGGTCTTGAGTCAAAGGTAAGCCAAACAAAGCCCTAAACTCATAACCATCACCAAAAGAAGTTGTCCTAATTCTTGGTGAACTTGTTTTTCTCATTCCGTATGTCGGACTGATTGAGGGAAAAGTTGCCATTTATCTAGTTAATAAACCTCCAGCACGTTTCTCTTTAATGAGTTGAGCTTGTACAGCAGCCCCTATAACTTGTCCAAGTTGGTTTGCATCAGCAGTGTTGCCAGACACAGATGAACCAGAGGCATCTACATTTACTGTAACTAAATTTGTAGTAGTGCCGCCACCCTTACCAATAGCACTGTTTGGAATAATATTGCCACCTTTTGAACCCATTTGCAAAATCTCAGGGCCTCTTTCACCAACTAAAAACGCACCGCCAGCAGATACTGGGCCGCCTCTTTCTCTTTTACCAAACAATCCACCTAAAAAACCTCCAAAGCCTTTACCACCACTCAAAGAGCTACCAATTCCACTTATAGCCCTATCTATAGCAAGATTTACTAATCTTTTTTTGAGGTTATTTAGTACATTTTTCATAGAATCACCGAAATTTTTTCCTTCAGTGATAGCGTCTGTGAGATTATTTACTAAATCATTTCTTACAGATGAACCAATTTCCTTAAAAGTTTCTTGTAGTTTTTCTGCCTCTTCTTTTGCTTTTTTTTCAGATTCTGTAAGTTGCTCTACTCCTGTTTTAATTTTTGGAATTGTTTTGACAATATTATTTTTTGCATCTAACTGTTTACCATTTTCATCTGTTATTATTCTTTCAACCTCAGAGTACTCAATAACTGCTGGGATTAATTTGTCTACTCCCTCTTTTAATTTTTTAAATGGATTAGGAAATTTTGGGATCTCAATGTCTAAATTTATTTTTGGTAACTCAATACCTCCAAGTAATTTTCTAAGTGGTTCTGGTATAAGTTGAACAACTTTTTTAAACGCTGCGGCATAAAAATTAACTATTCTTTGTGCAGTCCCAGAAACTAATTGTCCAACACCTCTAAAAAAATTAACTACTGGTTGTGTTGCTGAAATAAAACCATTTACTATACTTTTTTGTAACTTAATTACATTTCTTACAGTTACTGCAATAACCCCGCCAATAACTTTTCCTATAAACTCTGCCTCACCTACTAATTCTGTGATTGCCTCTTTTATACTTATCCACCCCTGTTCTAAATTAAATAAAACATTAGTTGCCTCTATACCCAAAGCTTCACCTATAACAGTTCCAATCTGTTTGACAGCACCTACAATCAAACGTATTGGTGCGAGAATAGTAACTTCAAAAGCACTTTTCAAAGCTTCAACAGTGACAGCAGTAATTTTTAAAACTTCTCTTATGGCAATACCAAACTCAGAGCCTTCTGTTGTCAGGTTTGTAAACGCAGCCCCCAGTCGTTGCAGTTGTCCTTGTATTGTATTTTGTGCTTCAAATGCAGCTTTAGCAGCAACACCTTGAGCATTTGCTTGATTTTCTAAATTTTGATTGAAAGATACTAACTGGTCATTTAATAAAGGTAATATTGCCGTTCTTGCTTCAACAGATCCAAAGAACTGAGCAAGGGTTTCTTCACTAGCTCCACCTTTTGCTACTAGCTCCTCTAAAACACCTCCTAAACCTTTTGTTTTAAGTGCTGTAGCACTAAAGTCTATTCCAAGTTTTTCAGCCGCTTTTGATGCTTCACTGGTCGGCTTTTGTATTGCAGCAATAACTTGTCGTAGTCCAGCAAAGGTTGATTCAACAGGAACACCAGTTGCAGTGACAGTAGATATTGCAGCATTAAGTTCTTTTATCCCAACACCAGCACCAGCCGCTATAGGTGCTAAACGACCTATCTGCTGTGCATATTGATCAACAACAATTTTACCATCATTCTGAGTTTGTATAAATCCATCTATAAGCGCAGCAGCTTCATCAGAACTCTTACCATAAGCATTGAGGACAGAGGTAGTTGCATCAGCCACAGTAGCTAATTCAGAGAATCCACCAGTTGCACCTAACTGTGATGCCTTTAATACATCTGTAAGCTCTGAAACCTCACCAAAGCCAGCAGATGCCACATCATAAGATGCTGATAACAAATCAAGTTGTGAGGCTTGTCCACTTAACTCATTAGATAAAGTTGAGAGTTTTGGTTTTAAAGCATCAACATCAACTCCAAGAGTTTTGACTTTTGTGCTTGCAAAATCAGCAGCCGCTAAGTTTTGAAATGCTTTTGTTAGAAAAGCTACTGCCGTAAGTCCAGCAGTAAGCGGCCCTAAAGCTGTCATCAATGCAGCCCCAGCAGCCCTAAAACCTACAGCCGCCCCTTTAGCACCAGCACCAGCACCAAAAAATGACTTTCCAAGTATAGGTAAGGCTTTATTTGCGTCTTTTAATTTGCTTTGTGTTCCGTTTACAGTTTGATTAAATTTTTGTGCCTGAGTATTTACATTCTTTAACGCTGTAATCGCTT